AGTCGATCCGTTCCGATGTCGCGCTTGCTAAAGGTGTCCCGGCCGCGCTTCTGACGGGTTCCACGCAAGAGGAACTTGAAGCTTCCGCAGACGCACTCATTGAGTTCCGGGGAGAGCAGCAGGCATCGGGCCTGCACGTCCCCAACGAAGGCAAATCGCCGACCAAGCAGCCCAACAGCGAGAAGGAATTCGCTAAGGCACTGTTCGGCTCGAGCGACTAAACGAAGGAAAACACATGCCAATTCTCGCTACCTCTGGGCTAACCCTGCCCACGAACATCGCTTCGGGCCTGTTCTCGAAGGCGCTTACCGGTTCCGGTATCGCCGCCATCTCCGGCGCTGAGCCGCAGAAGTTCGGAAACGTCACCCACATGACCCTCACCGGTCGCCCGCGTGCTGAGCTTGTCGGCGAAGGTGCCCAGAAGGGCACGACCGGCACCACGTTCGGCACGAAGATCGTTGCGCCTCACAAGTTCCAGGTGACGCAGCGTTTCAACCAGGAAGTCAAGTGGGCGGACGAGGACTACCAGCTCGGCGTTCTCAAGACTCTTGCTGACGAGGCCGGACTTGCCCTCGCGCGAGCCCTCGACCTCGGCGCTTTCCACGGCATCAACCCGCTTGCGGGCACTGTCGCGGCCGGCATCATCGCGGGTGACCGCATTGGCACCACGACCAACTCGGTCGAGATCACCACGGCCACCCTCACCACCCCCGACCTGGTGCTAGAGCAGGCTGCCGGCCTGATCATTGCTGACGGTTATGTGCCGAACGGTATCGTGTTCGACCCGTCCTACGCATGGACGATCGCCACCAGCCGCTACGCCGATGGCCGCAAGAAGTACCCGGAGCTCGGTTTCGGTGCCGACATCACCACGTTCGAGGGCCTTCGCGCATTCTCGACCAGCACCGTCTCGGGCACCCCGGAAGCTTCGGCGAACACCAACGTCAAGGCGATCATGGGCGACTGGTCGCTGTTCCGTTGGGGCGTGCAGGAGTCCATCCCCGTTGAGGTCATCGAGTTCGGTGACCCGGACGGTCAGGGCGACCTGAAGCGCAACAACCAGATCGCACTGCGCGCCGAGGTTGTTTACGGCTGGGGAATCATGGATCTCGACGGTTTCGCCACCGTGAAGGATGCCGTCGCGAATGTCTAAGTTCCGCAACCTTGACACTGGCGTGGTGGTGAGCGTGTCTGACGACAAGGACGACCGTTTCGCCGCCGGCTGGGTTGATGCTGATGCTCCCGAGGTGGAGCCGAAGCGTTCGCCCGGTCGCCCGAAAAAGTCAGAAAACTAAACAGATAGGGGGCGGTCATGTCTGTGACTACTCAGATGCTTGCGGTTGCTCTTGGTCAGGCCGCCCCCGAACCTGGTTCTATTACGGATCAGCAGTGGGAACTGTGGATCTCTGACGCTGAGATGCTGGTGGAGGCGCGCCGTCTTTCGGTTGCGCCGACTCTGGTTATCGATGAGGCGAAGCTTGACTATGTGGTGCGTGAGTCTGTTGTAGCGCACATCAAGAAGCCGGATGATGCCACTCAGGTGTCTGTGTCTGTTGATGATGGTTCAACGTCGAAGTCGTACCGCTCGGGCAAGGGCCGTGTGACCATTCTTGACGAGTGGTGGCTGTTCCTTGGCCTCACTGAAACATCGGGCGCGTACTCGGTGGACACGGTTGGGTTCGCTTCCCAGCATCTTCCGTGGTGCTCGCTCTACTTCGGTGCTGTCTACTGCTCATGTGGTGTGGACATTGCTGGCTACCCGATTTTCGAGGGCGGTGAGTTCTATTGAGCCTCGGCGCTGATATTGCCGCCCAGCTTCCCGGTTTGCGGGCTCAGGCCGAGTCGATGATGGTCTCGGCTGGTGTTGTTCGTCGCGCAACTGGCGAGACGGTGGAAGACCCGAATACGGGTGAACAGACGCCCGTTTATGCCATTGTCTACACGGGCATGGGGCGCTACAAAGCGGCGAACGTTCAAGCGGGCAGGGCAGAGATCCCCGGCGCTATCGTCGTTGATCAGTCGGCTACTCTATCGCTGCCTGTGGGTGCTTCTGGTGCCGGCGACGTGCGGCTGAACGACATTTGGGAATGCACAGCAAACCCGTTCGACGCCTCGTTGATTGGTCGGAAGATGCGCATTACTGGTGTCCATTCCCAGACGTACGCGACCGCGCATCGGTATCCGGTGGAGGAAGTTCTCTGATGGCTGGTGATTTCGATTTCTCTGAACTGACGCAGCTCGCAGCAGATTTAGGCGAGGTCGCTGACAACGTTGGCCCCAACATCCACACGGCCATCAAGGGTACTTCGCTGGGCGTGAAGAAGTCATGGCAGGAGCCATTGCGGGGCTCGAAGACGCTTGGCGGTCTTGTGCCCGCGCTGAGTTTCGATATCACCACTGGCCAGTTCTTTGGCATTTCGGTTATCAAGTCTGAGATCGGTTTCGATAGATCCAAGGCACAAGGCCCACTGGGAAATATCTCCGAATATGGCAGCCCGACCATTGCTGGCCGCGGCTACGGCATCGCAGCCCTGCACGCCAACGAAGAAGACTTCGTGCGCGGGCTCGAGAGGGCCACTGAGGATGCAGAGAAGAAGGCGGGACTATGACGCTCGCCCAAACAAACGCTGTTGTCGCCCGTACGCAGACAGATTCTTGGGCTGCTTCTAAGACCTTCAAACTTGTCGCCCCACGGGACGCACAGGGGAACCTTCCCGTAGCCCCGTACGCCGTCTGGCAGCCATCTGACGGCACCTCCACGCAAGAGCGGTTTACGGGTGGCAAGTCCACGATGCACCCGCGCTATGTGCTGCATGCGGTCGGTTCCGACTACGACAACGCACAGAAGTTCCTCGAGCGGATCAAGGCGAAGTTCATCGACGCCAACGGATTCGGTATTCCGCTCTTGGTGGCGGGCGAGACATGCCGCAATCTGCGCTGGGAATCCGTGCAGGGCGTGCAGGTCGACAACGATCTGACCCCGCCCCTGATCTGGGCAACAGCCGAAATCACATGGGACGCAGAGCCCGCCAACTAAATACTTCACATCGAAAGGGCATCGCAACCGCGGTGCTCTTTTTTTGTGCACCGAAACTCCCCGTCTTGGGGATTTACCAACCCTCGGATCGTCCGGGGGCAACTAGAAGGAGATACACAGTGCCCCTGGACCCCATTCCTAGCAGCTTTCAGAGCGATGGCCTTTGGACGATTACTTACGTTCCGACTGGCTCCAACCCCCTTTCCGCGGCGATTCTAAACGGTGCTAGCGCCAAGGATGTCACCTACAACTTTACAAGCGACGGCTTCAACTATGCCGTTTCGCAGGCAGAGGTGCCGGACGCGCGTCTGACTCTGACTCAGAGCCTGACGCGCCCCGGAAAGACCAGTGAGACTTTGTCCGTAAAGTACATTGACTCGACTGACGCCGCATCGCTGGCCGTTCTCTTCACCCCGAACCTCGCAGGATTCCTCGTGATCCGCCGCGGGATCGCGAACGGCACCGCTTACGCGGCAGCGCAGATCGTTGATGTCCTGACGTTCCAGCTCGGCGTGCAGGCCCCTGATGCGCCTACCGAAAACGGCATCGACACGATCACTCAGGGCGTGTACCTCACGAGCGCTACGCAGCGTAAGGCTGTTGTCGTCGCGTAACCATTCACCCCACCTGCGTGTTCTCCCGTGCGCAGGTGGGGTTTCCACAACGGGTTCTTTTTGCGCGATGAAACGGGAGTTTTCACATGCTTGATTTGGACAAACTACTTGATGAAGCTCTGCAGCGCAGCGCCGTTGACACTAAGGCTGAACTGGCCCAGGTGCATGTCGGTGATGATCTGCTGACTATCCGGGTGACGGAGCTTGATGGCGATTCGTGGGCTGCTTGCACTACTGCGCACATCCCGCGTAAGGGTGTGTCAATTGATCATTCGTTCGGCTATAACTTGACTGCCGCCTCGAAGGCTGCGCTGCCTCTGTCTGCGGTTCTTGTCGATGGTGATGAGGATCAGAAGCTGACGGCCGAGCAGTGGGGCAAGCTCTGGCGTGCTACTGATCCGCAGGGTCGGCAGTCGATTACGGATGCGGTGTTTGCTGTGAATGAGCATGCGCAGCTTGCGAGGCTTGATGCTGCGCGAAAAGGCATCGAGGCCGCGTCTCGGCTGAAGCGGCGCTCGCCCGTGAGTTAGGGGTTTCTCCGCGTGTCTTGGCCGGGTTCACGCCGGTCACTTATACGCGCTACGAGAAAGACGCGAATGGCGATGTTGTTGCTTCTTGGTCGGTAACTGAGTCGGTTTGGTCGCCGGATGATGTTGCGCTTCTGATTGTTTCTCGGCAAGCGGAGAACGAGCGGGACGAGAACGGCTTTTTGTGGTCTGAGGCGACTGACCCGGCGAACGCGGATGCGTTCTACGGGCCGGAAGTGCCAACGGTCAATTTCGCGACGAAGAGCCGGCTGGATCGCGCCGATGCCCATTACAAGAAGTGGGATAAGCCAAACGCCCCGGTGAACCGCAATGGTCACATATGGCGGGTGTTGAAGAGGCCTACGGAGTAGGTACGTCGCCGAGGTGGTCGGGGCAGTACTGGGCGACGGATAGTGCGATTAGTGCGCCGGCTGGGCCTGCTTCGACTCCTTCGCTTGTGAGTGTGGCGAGTGTTGCGGTGTAGGGGTCGTCGGCTTCTTTGAATACGTCGCAGATGTTTCCGCCGAGTTTTTCGATGTTCTGGTTTTCGAGTCCGCTGAGGCCGTCTGTTTCGTGCACGAGGTTGTAGTAATCCTGCTCGCTGAGCTTGTTGCTCGAGCATCCCGTGAGTGCCATTGCGGCTACGGCGACTACTAACCACTTTTTCATGTGCTGA